GGTCTTGATGTTCGCCGAATGCCCCTGAATCGGGCTCTCGATGGCCACCAGCTGCGGCCTGACGTAGTAGACCCGGTCATGAACGTACCGGTAGATCAGGTCCATGGCGTCGACGTCGTTCTCCACCCCGGGCGGGACCGTCCGGAACAGGGCCTCGTCCACCATCTCCCCGTCGTTGGTGGCCACAGCCACCCTGCGGACCCCGAAGTCGATTCCCATGGCGGTCACAGGTCCTCTCCCACCCACACTGCGAGCTCGCGGCCGTGGGAGGTGGGCCGGGTGGCCTTGCTCCGCTCGTTCGTCTTGCGGATCCAGCCCTCCTTGGCCATGGCGTTCATCATGGCGCCCACCGCGTTGTTGGCGTTCGTGGCGATGTCCCCGTTGGGCAAGCCGGTGTACTCCAGCACGTCCTCGGAGGTGAACGGAGAGCCCTTCTTGGCCAGCATCCGCACGACCCTGCGGAACTCACGCTTCCACTCGAACAGCGCATGCCTGCTCAGGGCGAGGGCAATCCCCTCTTCCTTGAGGATCAGGCCGTCCTCGCTCACAGGATCGCTTTCGGGCAGATGTGGTGGAAGTCGCAGCGGTCGAACACGCCCTCCCATGTGGCCTTCTGGGCGGAGGTGACCCCGTCGAGGGTGTCGCCCTCCCAGACACGCCGGCAGCCTTCGAGCATGGGTGGCAGCTCGCCGTCCCTGACGGACTTCAGGGTGGATCGGATGGCCATGTCCTTGGCATCGAACACAGCCTGGTCGAACTGCACCCGGAACTCGATGAAGTCGTTGTTGTTATCCCGGGACAAGTAGACGATGGACGCCCATTGCACGCCCTTGGCCTTCATGTAGCCATTGATCTGCTGGAGGTGGTCCAGTGTCGGCTCCGGGGCGTTGGCCATGCCGATGGAGTACTTTCCGCCGTAGTACTTGAAGTAGCCGGACGTCTTCAGTTCGAAGATGCTCAGGTCCGGCTGCACGCCGTCCATGGATCCGACGAGCTTCCACGGCCGGTAGGTGACGGGCACCTCGATGTCGGTGATGCCGCCGTAGCCCTGGTACCAGGCGCTCAGCAGCATGGCCTGCCACTGGTAGTGCGCCCACGTGCCGGAGTCCATGAAGCCGAGGGACTTCTCACTGAATGCGGCCTTCTCGAACCCGGCGAAGGACAGGGCGTGCAGGCGCCGGCAGTCGCTGCCGATCATGGACGGCCTGATGCGGCCGGCGGACTGGCTGCGATGGTCGGTGAGCAGGTCCTTGCGCATTACCTCCTGCACCCGCTCGACAGCGCGAGAGTCGTACACGCTGCCATTGTTCTTCCATGCGTTGATTGCTGTGGTGATGGGCTTGGGCGTCCCTCGCTCTGCTGCGATGGCGTCCAGTGGATCGATCGTCATCTGGTCTCCTTGTTGGTGTGGGGCTAGTTCGTCAGTGGCGCGTGGGCGTCCCGCCATGCCTGGGGCAGGAAGCCTCCGCTGGATATCCATTCGTCCATCGAGTTGATCAGGTGGGTCAGACGGTCGAGGTCCACCCATTCCCCGGAGGCGTGATCGTCGAGTATGAGGCGGATCTCGGCTAGGCAGACATCCGGGTCCATCAGGCGGCGTCCGGGGGAAGCGGATCGCCGGGCTTGCCGATCCCGTAGTGGATCTCGTGAACCTCGGTAGCTCCACCGGTGCCGCCCCAGTCCTTCGGGTGGTCGACAGCGTGCGGGGTGATGCGATCGAACTGAGACTTGCCAGTGGCGATCTGGTGCATGCCGTCCTGTGCTGCCCTGCGCTCAAGGGCTGCCTCTCGTTCCTTCTTCTCGCGGTCCATCCTGTCGCCAAACGAGCGCAGGCAGTCCCACGAGCACACATGCCATGGGGACGCTGCAGGGTCCTTACTGACAGACATCCACATCGGTGGCAGCCCGCCGCGCAGGAACTTGTCCTGCTCGGACACCTCTGTGCTACAGGCGTCACAGATGAGTAGGTGCTTGGTGCTCATGCGTTCTCCTTCTTGGTCGGTGCGAACAGTTCGGCTTGCTCCACGAGCCCGTACAGGGCCCCTGCTTCGTTCAGGGCCGCAACGATCCCTCCGCAGGCTGCTGGAGAGTGACCGTCTCGCAGTGCCTTGGCACCACTGACCCGTCGTGCGTTCACCCGCGCACCGATGTCCACGAGCGAGGTGTACGGCTGGTTGGCCACCAGCTCGGTAGCGGACTTCTCGCCCACTCCCTTGATCGCTGTCAGCCCCTTGCGGATGGCGCCCTTCTCCAGGTCTGCCACGTACCCGACCTTGGACAGGTTGACGTGCGGGCCGCGGATCTTCACCCCGGCCTTGCGTGCTGCGCTCAGGTAGCCCGACTCCTGCTTGTCGCCGACGTAGGCATTGAGCAGGCTCGACCAGTACGCCACGGGATGGTTCACGGAGAACCACGCCGTGATGTAGGCCAGCCACCCGTAGGCGGTGGCGTGGGCCTTGTTGAAGCCGTACTGGGCGTAGGCGTTGAGCGCGGTGTCCAGGAACATCAGGTCGTGCTCGTCCATCCCGGCCGCCGTGCCCTTGGCCCGCATGGTGGTGGTGATGTCCCGCATGACCTTCTGGGCCTTGGCGATCTGATCCTCGGTGGAGGCCTTGATCGCCTTGCGTGCCCGCTCGATCTCCTCGATGGGCATGCCGATCGCCTTCAGGATGTTGATGACCTGCTCCTGGTAGATGATCGTGCCGTACGTGTCCCGTGTGGCCTCCATGATCAGCGGATGCCGGATGGGCACCTGCTTGGCCTTGCTGCGCCGCTCGAGGTACTCGTCCGTCGCACCGGACTTCATCACCGCAGGCCGGAACAGCGCCTGCGCGGCGATGACCTCGTGGATGTTCTTCGGCTTCATGCGCGAGCAGCCCTTGGTGAACGTCCAGCCCTCCAGCTGGAACATGCCAGCGGTCTGCCCTGACCCGATCCGTGCATAGGCCCGGCGATCGTTCAGCGGGATGTCCGCCATGTCGATGCCGACCACGTCGACCATGCTCTTGATCGCGCTCATGGTCTTCAGGCCCAGCACGTCGAGCTTGACCAGGCCGAAGGGCTCGATGTCGTTCATGTCGAAGGCCGTGACGAAGGTCTTGCTCGAGGCCACGTACTGGATGGGGATCCCCGATCCTGCGTGCTCGTCGGGGATGATGAGGATGCCGCCGGCGTGCACCCCATAGTTGGAGTAGGGCGTGTGGCTGGCGATGCTCACCAGGGCCTGCCACTCCTCATCAGTCAAGCGTTCGTTCGGGTCCCTGCCCTGCTTGCGGGCGTTCGACTTCCACTTGACCACCAGTGATCCACGCTGCGTGGTCTCGCCGTTCTCGTCCTCCTCCTCATCCTTCAGGCCCATCTTCATCCACAAGCCGATGTGGCTGACGGTGTACATCTCCTCCAGCCAGGCCAGCACCTCACCGCGGCGCAGGTGCTCCACGTCGAGGTCGATGTCCGGCGGCTTGGCCTTGTCGCGGCTGATGAAGCGATCGAACTGCAGTCCCCATACGATCGGATCGTGCACGGTGATGCCCAGCAGCCAGACGATCATCGACCCGGAGGCGGATCCACGGGGACCGTAGAAGATCCCCTCCCGCTTCATGAAGTCCGTCACCGTGGCCGTGAACAGCAGGTAGCCAGCGAACCCGGCATCGTGGACCACCTCCAGTTCCTCGCGCAGTCGTTCACGGTAGGCCTCGGCATGGGCCTTCTTGATGGCTCCACTGGCGATGTACTCCTCCAGCGTCTGGGTGCACTTCTGGGCGATCTCGGCATCCGGGTCACCACTGATCGTGGTGTCGGGGACCTTGAGCGTGAAGTGGTCCAGCTCTGGAATGGACACACGCGCCTTGACGAGCAGGTCGTCGAGCCCGGCCATGCCCGCCTCGAAGATGGCATCTCCGTGGTGATCGCGCATCCATTCCTCGTCGACCATGTGATAGCCATCACCGGGGAACACAGCATCGTCAGGATCGTCGGACCACGACATGAGGCGCTTCATCTCCTCGTGGGCGCTCCGGTCCTCGATATGGCAGTAGTGCGAGTCCTGCGTGAGCACCATCGGCAGGCTCAGGTCCTTGGCTAGGGCGTACAGCTGCTGCCCGTAGAGGTCGTCGTCGTGGTCGACGTCGACGATCATGTGGTTCTGGACCTCCACATACAGGCCTGCCCCGAACCAGCCCCGCAGGGCTTCCAGGACGTTGCGCACGCCCAGCAGGGAGCCCTCCCGCATGATCACGGGAGCCAGGCCGAACCAGCAGCCTGACGTGGCTGCCACGCCGTCCAGCAGGCCGTTCTCGGCCGCCCAGGCGAGGTCGCCGAAGTCGAGCATCGGCTTGTAGCGGAAGTTGCGGTGGGCCATGCTGGCCAGCCCCACGAGGTTGCGGTAGCCCTGCTCGGTGGTGGACAGCAGGCCCATGTGCATGGATGCCGGCCGCTTGCCCTCTAGGCGGTTGATGGCCACGTACGCCTCCATGCCGGGCATGGGTGCGATGCCGGCACTTCGGCAGGCCCTGTACAGCTGCGCCGAGCCGGCCACGTTCCCGTGATCGGTCAGCGCGAGTGCGGGGTATCCCAGCTCGGCGGCCCGAGCCACGATCTTGTCGACGGCCGGGAGCGCGTCCTTGGCGCTGAACCGGCTGTGGGTGTGTGCGGACCAATACGGCATGGGTCTCCTATTCGAGGATCTCGAGGCGGATGCGGGCGAGGCATCCCAGTGGGTAGTGCTCTTCGGTGGGGTACCACGGGTCATCAGGGGCATAGTCGGAGCTGAACGCCTGACCGACGACGGACAGTGTCAGTGGACGCACGAGCTGCGGGTCATCGGTGATGACGGCAAGCCAGCCATCAGGATGCGCCCATTGGGCTGATGGGTGAGGCTCGTGGCGGTACTGCGAGCCAAACGTGATGCGGTACTCGGTCATCTGGTCTCCTTCTTGAAGTAAGGACTGCGACGTTGGTGCTCCTTCGGAGCCAGGCAATATGGGCAGTCGTCAGAGAGCATCCCTTTCGCCCTCATCCATGTCACCCACTGGTGAACCGTCGTGCGCTTGACGTCGTACCAGTCCGCGATCTGTTGATGCGTGAACCCCTCGCTGATCATGAGAGCTACTTGCTCGTAATGCGCCTTGCCCCAACGCCTACCGGCATTGGGCCTGTCTACACTCATCTGGTCTCCTCAGGGAATGGCTGAGGGGGCCGATCCATCGTTAGGACCGACCCCCTCAGCGTGTTGACTACAGGTTGGCTTCGGCCAGCTCGATGAGCTTGGCCGTGGTTGCCCGTGCGGGCAGGTCGACGCCGGCGTCAGCGAGCAGCTTCTTCAGCCGTGCCGGGCTCATCACCGAGTAGTCGACCTCAGGGGCATTGGACACCGCCTGCTCGAACTGGTCGACGAGCTCCTGATCGTCATCGATGAACTCCTCGGCGTTGCCGCCGGACTCCTTGGCCTCCTCCCACCAGGCATCCACCGCGCCACGCAGCTCATTGAGCCACTGACCCAGGTGGATGATCTCCGGCTCGAAGTCCAGGGGCGTGATGCCCTTGGTCTTGCGGGTGAGGATGAGGTTGGTCTGCGTGCCCGACCCGGTCAGCGAGATCCGCCACGCCCCCACAGTGGGATCGAAGTCGTCCTCGTCCTCGGCCAGAGCGCCCATCTGCTCGAGCAGGGAGCGACCCTTGGCGCCGGACAGCTTGGCGATCAGGTGCTGACCGTCCTTGGGGTTGAACTCCTCCTTCTGCTCGCCCCAGTCACCGTCGACGGCGATGACGTTGAACGCGAGCACGTCCTTGGCCTGTGCACGGTTGCGACCGTTCTGCAGGTCGTACTTGCCCGGCAGCACCGAGTCGAAGAGCAGGTCGGTGCCACGCGGTGCGCTGGCCCTGGTGCCATCCTCGAAGTAGATGACGTCATTGACCGGGAACTCCTTCATGCCGTTGGGCGTCTTCAGGCCACCCATGAGGCCGTTCCACGCACCGACCTCGCGGTAGAACACGAAGTCCTGCGTCTCGTCCCTGCTGTCATCCAGCGGGTTGGTCAGGAACCGGACGACGACGGGCTTGCCCGTCTTGACGGTACGGGCGATGTTGGCGTAGCCCTCGCCGGACGACGCCCAGCCCTCCTTGCCCGCCATCGCTGCTGATCGCGGGACGATGAATCCACTGTCAGTGCTCACTGCTGGTCTCCTTCTTGTGTTGGTGCGGACCTCTTGGCCGCTCGGGTCTTCTTCTGCTTGTCGAACTGGGCGATGAAGGCTGCGCGTGACTCCTCCAGTGCCCGTACTGCGGTTTCCGTGACCCGCTTGCGCAGGTCGTCCTCGGACTCGATGACGGTGATGGTGCCTTCCTCCGGGTCGTCGTACTGCAGGACCCGTGGACCATCGCCGTACTCCACCGCCGGGTACCACGGCCGCCCCTCGTACAGGTCGGCGTAGGACACCTTGACGATCAGCTTCGCGTCCGGGGTCTGCTGGACCCCGAACATCTCGTCAAGGTCGATCTCTTCCTCCGGTGCCTCACTCATCTGATACTGCTTCCTCTCGCGGTGCGGTGAACAGGATGTAGGGCCTCTTGGCCTTGATCTTCCACAGTCCCTGGTACTTGGGCTGGGCGAGCAGGCCCATGGCCTCGGCCTTCTCGAGCCGGGCACGGTCGACGACGCGCTTGGACACGGCGTCGGCCAGCGACTTGTCCATGTCGGCCAGCGCCTCGAGGTCGAACGTCTTGGTGGCTCCAGTCACGACGGTGGCCTTGAGCGGCTTGCCGTCGCGGTCGGTGATCTCGATCTCCTTGACCTGGCTGGCGTCGAGGATCTTGACCATGGCGGCCTGCAGGTAGTCGATCTCGGCCTCGATGGCGTCACGCTCGAGCTTGAGCCTGCTGAGCCGGTCGAGGTCGACGGAGATGGCGGATATCTCCTCCTCCGTCATGCCTGGATCCTCGTATTCGATGTCGGTCACTCTGGTCTCCTTAGGTGTTGGCGAGTGCCTTGAACGGCGTGGTGCGCAGTGTTTCCCTCAGGCTTTCGATGCGACGATCAACATCGACGTTGCCTGGGTCCGATCCCCCTACAGTCCCCCAGAGGTGTGACACGACGGGGGCGATGTCCTGCAGGGTGTATTGGGCTCGCTCGATCGCGAGCTGGCCGGCCTTGTCGTCGTCGAAAGCAGCGATCACCACGGCGGGTGACATCTCGGCGAGGATCTGGGCCTGCGGATAGTGCAGTCCTGACCCGTAGCAGCCCCACACCCGCCAGTCAGCGGGCAGGCCGGGCTGCTCCACGGCCATGACATCGGAGGCCCCTTCGACGAGGATGGCCACCTTGCAGGGGGCAATGGTGCCGAAGAACGTCTCGGACACCCGCGCCCCGAACGGGTACTTGTACTTGGGCTCGGCGTTCTCCTGCCGGATGACCACCCCGCAGATCTGCCCGGAGGCATCACGCACGGGGTAGGTCGGTGCCCCGGTCAGGGGATGGGTGCCGCACCGGAACCTTCGTGCGATGGCGTAGCCGTACCGGCCCTCCCAGTAGGGCGAGGGACCGAAGGCGTCGAAGGTGTCCAGCCAGGACTCCGGGTAGAGCCGTGACGGCTCATCCTCGGCGAGCAGCTTGAGCAGGTCCTCGGCGCTGGGCACGGCAGCCTCGCCGTCCACGATGCCGTGGGCGCCGCAGGCATAGCACACCCACACGCCCTTGAGGACGTTCACGGACGCACTGGCATTGCTGTCGTCGTGCACCTGACAGCGGAAGGGGCGCTCTACTCCTCGGCCAGTGGTCAGTGCCTCACTGAGCGTTGTCACGTGCAGCGCAGACCGGGCAGTCATGGTCCAGGGTGTGGCCATGGCTGACGGCCTCGGTGACAGCGTCCACCTCGAGGGCGTTGGCCAGGTCGGTGAACGCCTTGCACTTCTCGCAGTCAGGGTCCTCGCAGGGCACCTTCATGATGTCGATGATCATCGCCCCACCTCCGGGGAACACCTTCTCCCCGGCGGCCTTGATGGCCTCAAGGAACGCGTGCATGGACTCCAGCACCGTCCTGGGCTCCTTGGCCGGCTCGGCCTCGTCATCCGTCATCCAGCGCACGGCAAGGCCCACGCGCTCGTCCTTGGCCGGTGCCAGCCTCAGGCCGGCGTCGTTGAGCCATGTCAGGACAGCCAGCACCTTGCCGGCGTCGACGTCCGTGGTGCTGTCGATCTCCTCAACGAGCTGTGAGGCGAAGCGCACCTGGCGGTTGGCTTCCTGCTCGATCGTTCTGTTCATCTGGTCTCCTCTTGGGTAGGTCGGGCACGCCGCACCCTCCGCAGAAGGTGATGCCCGATGGATGGGTGTGACGATCCGGGGACCCGCATGTGAAGCAGATCCACGTTGTGCTGCTCATGCTCACTCCACGGCCGAGGACTCTTGCTCCTTGTCCAGGTCGGCAATGGTGTGCGCCTTCTCCGGACTGATGTCCTCAAAGGCTGCCATAGCGGGGTCGAAATGGCTGTACCACTTGACCCCCTGGATGCCGTGTCTGTTCTTCACCAGCCCCTTGACCCGCACATGCGTGCTGAAGGACTTCAGGGTGCAGATGACATCGGCGTCCTGCCCGAAGGCGTCCGTCTGGGACAGGTGCTGGGACCCTGCCCCATCCTTGGCCTTGGCCCCCTCACGGTTGATCTGGGCCGCGGCGATGATGGGCACCGCATACTCCAGCGATGCCTCCTTGAGCTCATTGGAGATGGTGGCCGCCGCCCGCCAGTCCTCGATGGCCCGAGCGCCTGTGGCGGTCCTCATCAGGCCCACGTAGTCGATGATGATCAAGGTGTCCTCGGTGGCTGCCGCGGCCACCCTGGCAGCCGTGGTGGGACCTGAGGAGGGGTCGTAGATGGTGATCCTGCCCGAGGTGGACTGCCAGACCTTGATGCGGTCCCGGCGGTCCTTGATGCCCATGAGGTCGTAGCCCTTGGCCCCCATGGGGGTGTTCCGCAGGGCGATGCGGTGCAGGCGCTCCTTGACCTGCGAGGCGTTCATCTCGGTGGAGAACAGGATGACGTTCTGGCCGGCCTCGGCAGCGCTGACGGCGATGCGCAGCAGCTCCCAGGTCTTGCCCTCGCCCAGGCGTGCGGCGAAGTACCAGAGCTCTCCGGGTCCGATGCCCCCGGTGTACTGCTGCAGCTTGCCGTCGTCGTAGTCCACGCAGATGCGCTGCACTCCGCTGGCTGCCTCGATGTCTGAGAAGTCGTGCATGGCCGATCCCCGGGTCAGGGCAGGGGTGACGATCTGCATGGCCTGCCTCATGACGGCCAGGGCCTGGGGGAGGTCCTCCTCGATCAGCAGCTGGCTGGCCTTGCCCATGGCTCCCCGGAAGGTGCGTGACCCCCAGGCATTGACCATGTCCTCGGCTGCCCAGATGGGGTCCATGTGCTCGAGGTAGGGGAACCGGGGGAACTTGCGGCGGACCAGCTCCATGGTCGGTGCCCGGCCTGCCTTGGACTGATGGTCCTTGCAGAACTCGTGCACGGCCTTCCAGGGACCGAAGTGGTGGTCGGACACCCCGTAGGCCCCGGGGTGGTACTGGCCCTTCTCGATGAGGGCCGAGATGAAGAACGCCTCCGCAGGCCATGACTTCTCGGCCTGGGAGGCGAATGTGTGGATGTTCGTTGCGGGCTGTTGTGGCATGAGGTCTCCTCACTACACCGCCGGGTGAGGGCAGCGGATCAACTCTGGATAGTGGCCATCCTGCACCTCCTTGAGTGCCGATGTGGGATGACACGGGCATGAAAAAGCCGCAGGCGGGGAGATAGAGATCTCCCTACCCGCGGTGAAGCCATCATACCGGCTATGTCAGTTGCTGTCCACTACTGACACATCACCACCGGGACGGTCACCAGGAGGTGTGGAAACCCCGGTGTCAGTGTATGATCGCGCATGCCGAGCGGCGTGCTCCACTGTCCGCCCATGCGACAGCGGGACGACGAAGAGCCGCAGCGAGGCGTCAGGGCATCAGGCCTTGATCACAGGTCATTGGAAGTGACCAGACAGGCCAACCACTACGTAGTAGTGGACATATAGAGAGTGTTACTCCCTGTTCTCCCTATACTGTCCTGCTTATCCTCAGGCCCACCCTCACCGGTGGGCCATTTGCGTCTGCACAGGTGTGGATGAGCCTGTGGACAGGCATGATGGATCGATGGAGACCAGATGAGCGACACCCTCACCACGACCCCTCAAGGCAGGCTGCAGCTGGCACGACCCCCAGCCACCGAGGACGAGCTGTGGTGGGTGGTCTTCGCCATGTTCGGGGTGGCCATCCCCCGGCAGGCCGTCTGCGAGGGGCACGTGGCCCCCTTCACCGCCTTCGCCCATGCCTACTTCGCCAGGGAGCCCAACTACGCCCTGTGGTACGGCTCTCGGGGCACGGGCAAGAGCTACATGCTGGCCCTGCTCGCCCTGGTCAAGGCCGCGGTGCTGGAGATCAACGTGACCCTGCTGGGCGGGTCCATGGCCCAGTCCCAGAACGTGCAGGAGCATGTGGAGAACCTCATGCTCAAGCCGAACGCTCCCCGGCAGGCGGTCACCAAGCAGATCCAGACCGAGCTGGAGTTCGGGGAGTCCAACTGGATCAGGCCGCTTCCCGCCTCCCAGAAGACAGTGCGCGGCCCTCACCCGCACATGACGCTGCTGGACGAGATCGACGAGATGGACAAGGACGTCTACGACGCCGCCATGGGTCAGGCGATGGAGAAGCCCAACGCCCGGGGCATCGAGATCCCCGAGATGGTGGTGGCCTCGAGCACGTGGCAGAACCCCGTGGGCACGTTCTCCACGGTGATGGCCGATGCCAAGGCCAAGGGGATGCCGATCTTCACCTGGTGCTGGCGGGAGGTCATCAAGTCCAAGGACAACCCCACGGGGTGGATGAGCCCGGAGTTCATCGAGCGCAAGAGACTGAGCGTTCCTGCCGAGATGTTCCGGGTGGAGTACGAGCTGGGCGAGCCTGCAGGAGGAAGCCGTGCGTTCGACCTGGCCAAGCTCAACAAGTACTTCCGAGCTGCTGAGACTGTGGATGAGACCCATAAGGGAGATGACGACGAGTGGGTCTTCGAGAAGCCTGATGCTCTGGGTACCTACGCAGCAGGGGCTGACTGGGCCAAGGAGCACGACAAGACCGTCTTCCGGGTCATCCGTACGGATATTCGCCCATGGAAGGTGGTCTACCTGAGGATCTGGAACAGGCGGCCGTGGCCCACGATGATCGATGCCTTCAACGACCTGTGCATCGAGTACCAGGCGGTCAGTGCCCATGACGCCACCGGCCTGGGCAATGTCATCCACGACATGATCGACGAGCGCACCATGAAGGTGCTGATGATCGGCCGGGACAGGACGAACCTGCTGACCGAGTACATCACTGCCGTGGAGCAGGGCGTCTACGACCTGACCACGCGTGCCACTCCCGACTTCGACGCCCACAAGGGCACCACAGTCGAGGAGGTGTTCATGCCGGGGCGCTGGAACTCCCACCTCGCCGACGAGGTTGCTGCGGGGGCGATCTGCCATCGGGCGGCCATGCGCATGGCTCCGGCAGCTGCTGCGCAGGGCGTGCCCAAGACGGAGGATCCGAAGAAGGACTTCGAGGGCTTCCATGCCAAGCCTGACGTGGACGTGGCCTACGACATCGGCGGCGTCACCGTGCAGATAGCGTCGGACGACATCGCCGTGTTCAACCTCTGAGGTGAGGGCTTGGGGCCTTCGTCGCCGTTAGCATGGGTGGCAGCCCTACCGTGGAGGACGCATGGAGTACACCCCTGCCGGGCGGTCATCGGCCTTTACCCTGCCGGAACTGACTGACGCTGCTGATCTGCAGGCGATCCTCTCGGACTTCGCCGACGACACGATGAACGCCCATGGGGACGTGGTCACGGGCAACTTCACGATCACGGGCACGGTGAATGCCACGGCTCTTCAGGTGGGCGGCGTGGCTGTCCCCGCGCTGAGCGCGGCCACTCCGCAGAACACGGGGACGGCCGCTCCTGGATCGGCGACTGCGGCCTCGAAGGCCGACCATGTGCACCACCTGGGCACGATCGCCGAGTCCGATGTGACGAACCTGACGGCCGACCTGGCTGCCAAGGCGAACCGCATCTATGAGCCGGCGCCCACCATCGCGCTGGCCACGAACGTGGAGACGCTCGACCTGGCGAACTCCAACGTCTCGTACATCACCACGGCCCCGACGGCGAACTGGACGCTGAACATCACGAACGCCCCCACGACCAATGACCAGGCGATCACGGTCACGGTCTTCTGCACGCAGGGGGCCACGGGCTACATCCCGGCCACACTGCAGGTGGCTGGAAGTGGCCAGACGATCAAGTGGGCTGGCGGCAGTGCCCCGACGCCTACCTCGAGTGCGGGCAAGATCGACATCTTCTCCTTCACCCTCGTGCGCAAGTCAGGCGCATGGGTGTGCTTCGGCTCGATGCTGGCGAACTTCTGATGCCACGGCGCGGATCAGTAGGAGGGCTGTACGCCCCGATCAGCGGACTGGCTCGTGCAGCGTTCAACCTTGCCACGGGTGGAACGATCACCACGTTCACTGCTGCCGGTCAGGCCGGCACTGTCTCGGGTCACAAGTACCAAGTGCATTCGTTCTCTGCAGGCGGCACCTTGACGGTACTGAACGCACTGAAGCCATTCGACCTGCTGCTGGTAGGTGGTGGGTCTGATGGTGAGTCGTACTTGACCCACACCTACGGCGGTGGCGGTGGCGGTGTGCTCCAGCAGCTTGCAGTTGTACTGGCTGCGCAGGCCTATGCGGTCGTGGTGGGAGGACCGAATGGTCTTGGTAGTAACGGTGGTGGCTCCAGCGTTGCCGGCTACTCGGTGTCAGGTGGTTCATCCAACGGCACATCGGGTGCTCCTACAGCCTATGGGCCGAGCCCCACATATGGTCCGTCGGGTGATCAGTACCGGGCCGGCGGCGGTGCTGGAGGTGGCGGCAGCGGCGGCGACATCATCCCCGGCAATGGCGCCTACTACGGTCCCGGCCTGAGCAAGGACACTTCCGGGTCGTCAGTCGCATACGCGCCAGGCAACTATGGGTATGGCGGCAATGCCGGTCTGGTGATCGTTCGCTACGAGATCGCGCCGTGAGCGACGAATGGGAGGAGATCGCATGATCGTTCCGGTGCCGATCAACATCACGATCTGGCAGGGCAAGCCGTGGGACATGAGTTTCACGTGGAACCTCAACGGTGCTCCCGCCGACCTCACCGGTCATGGCGGGCGCATGTCGCTGGTGTCCACGAAGTCGGGCAGCGTCCCATTCGTGCTGGCCAGCGTGGCCAATGGCCTGGTGGTGCTGACGAATCCCGGCCTGATCCGGATCTTCCTGGCCCCGATCCACACAGGCGTCCTTGAGGTGGGGATGTACGAGTGGGACTACGACGACCTTGACTCCTTCGGCAGCCCGCTCGGGCAGGTCGCCAGCGGGAAGGCGCGAGTGAGGCGCGATGTCTGACGATGATGTGGTGGTCTACCCGCCTGAGCCGAGCGCGGTGGCCGTCTACCCCGCTGACGAGTCGAGCGTGATCATCGACGAGACATCGACGTCGGTGGTGATCGTGTCCTCTTCGGGCCTGCAGGGCATTCCCGGTCCGCAGGGGGAACCGTCCACGGTGCCCGGGCCTATGGGCCCGCAGGGACCGCCTGGCTCCGCGCCGCAGGCATACGTGCACGATCAGTCCATTCCGGACGTCGTCTGGGCGATCCAGCACAATCTGGGCTACCAGCCAAACGTGACGGCCATCGACAGCGCAGGGACCACTCAACTCGGGGAGACTGTGTACGTGGACGAGAACAACCTCGAGGTTCACTTCCTGGCTGCCTTCGGCGGCAAGGCCTACCTGTCCTAGGGAGAGCTCATGTACATCAACGCCCCAGTCACCATCGAGGGTGCACTGACCCTGGTCAGTTACGCCGACCTGCAGAAGCAGGAGCTGCGCAACGCCCGCATCCAGAACCTGGCGGGTGATCCCGGCACTCCGGTGACTGGGCAGATCTACTACAACACCGGCAACAACACGCTGCGCTTCTACAACGGCACGACCTTCGTCACGCTGAGCACCGGCTCGGCGATGACGTTCGGCGTCTCGACGGGCCAGACCACCTACGGCCTGACCAGGTCCGATGGCGTGGGCACGGATGCGGCCCGCAACGACCACACGCATGGCACGCCCAGTCTCTCGAGCAACGTGGCGTCCACCCAGGCGTTCGGCGATACGGCCTCCAATGGCACGGGCACGGCCCCGGCGAAGGATGACCACAAGCATGCGATGCCGTCGGCTCCGACGGCCTCCAGCGTGGGCGCGGTGGCGAACGCCAACGGCACCCCGAGCATCTACCAGGACATCTTCGCGAACCGTCCGGCCTTCGGGACTGTCGGCCGCCTCTTCGTGGACACCACCAACCAGCTCATGTACTACGACACAGGCGCGGCGTGGGTGCAGATCTACGGCTTCGCGGGCACTCCGAGCACGCAGGCCTTCGGCGATGCCGCGGCTGCCGGCACGGCGGTCACGGTGGCCCGTGGGGACCACAAGCATGCGATGCCCGCCCTGGGCAATGCGACGTCGGACACGGCGTACGGCTCGGCTGCATCCAACGGTGTGGCCACGACGGCCTCCCGCTCGGACCACACGCACGGCAACCCGTCGCTGAGCTCGAACGCCGCCTCGGCGCAGGCTCCCGGTGATGCCGCTGCGAACGGCTCGGGCACTGCGCCGGCCAAGGACGACCACAAGCACTCCCTGCCGGCATGGGGCCTGGTGGGGGCGATGGCTGCTGCGCAGGCGTTCGCGGCCGCCAACTCCGTCGGCGTGGCGGCTACCTTCGCCCGCGTCGATCACGCGCACGCGATGCCCACGCATGCAGGGTCCGACCACTCGGGCATCAGCCTGTCCTCCCTGTCGGCGCCCACGGGCGACCTGGCGATGGGCACGCACAAGATCACCGGCCTGGTCGATGGCACGGCTGCCACGGATGCGGCCACGTGGGGCCAGGTGCAGAACCTGATCAGCGGCCTGGACTGGAAGAACAGCGTCCGGGCGGTCAGCACGACGCAGGTGGCCTTGGCCACGGGCTTCGCCAACGGGCAGTCCTTCGGCGGCGTCACGCTGGCCACCGGTGACCGCGTGCTGGCGGCGGGCCAGACGGCAGCTGCCGAGAACGGCATCTACATCGTCCCCGCCTCGGGTGCCCCCACCCGCGCCACGGATGCGGACGCCAACAACGAGATCAGCGTCGGCACGGTGGTCCCGGTCGAGGCGGGCACGGGCGCGAACACGTTCTACTACTGCACCGCGACCGGTGCGTCCCCGTGGGTGCCGGGCTCGAGCACGTCGACGTGGTCGTTCCTGTTCACGATCACGGCCACGCAGGCCGGTGCGGGCCTGACGGCCTCGAGCAACATCATGGCGGTCGGCCAGGGCACGGGCATCGCGGTCACCGCGGACGCTGTCGCGGTCGATCGCACGGGCAGCAACAACGCCCATGTCCCGCAGCTGTTCCAGACCTCGACGCATGCCAGCGCCACCACGATCGCGATCACCCACAACCTCAACAACAAGTACGTCATCGCTCGGGTCTACAAGGTCAGCGACGACACCATGGTGGACTGCGATGTCACGATCACCAGCTCCACGGTGACGACCTTCACATTCGCCACGGCCCCGGGAGCCAATGCCTACCGCTTCGTGATCTACGGGTAGTCCATGGGCCTGCAGCTGGGCACCTTCACCGTCCCCACCCTGTCCTCGGCTCCCGCGGTCGGGGTGGCGGGGTCGCTGTACTACAACACCGCCTCCAACGCGCTGTTCGCCTCCACGGGTGCTGCCTGGGTGCAGGTGGGCGGCTCGGGCGGCCTCACCGTCTCCGACACCGCGCCGGGCTCTCCCTCGGCCGGCCAGATGTGGCTGGAGTCGGATACGGGCATCGTCTACATCTACTACGACTCGTTCTGGATCGAGTTCACGGGAGCAAAGCAGGGCAACCCTGGTGCCACGGGTGCTCAGGGGCAGTCGACCATCCCGTACTCCAGGCCGGGCGCCTTGTACGTGTCCACGGGAGTGCAGCGGTTCCGGTTCCCGTTCGCGGCCACGATCCTGGGCGTCAGTGCCGCGGTGAACACGGCTCCCACGGGTGCGGCGATCATCATGGACGTGAACAAGAACGGCACGACCATCTTCACCACGCAGGGCAACCGCCCGCAGATCGCCGCGAGTGCCTATGCCACGGCGGCCGAGGTGACGAACATGGACGTGGTGTCCTTTGCTGCGGGCGACTACTGCACGCTTGATCTTGACCAGGTCGGCTCTACCGTGGCTGGGTCCGAACTGGTCGCCCTGATCCGCTACACCCCGACCTAGGAGACCTGCTCATGCTGATCCTGAATGGCACCACCGACCTCGTCCGCGTCGTGACGGCTGCAGCCACTGGCATCGACATCGACTGCCACGCCTCCTGGGCGGACAACAATGCCGGTGCGGTCACCGTCGACGGCATCAACGTGGACATCACCAGCGCGACGACGACGACGGTGGTGGCGGCACCAGGCGCAGGCATCCAGCGCAACGTGCAGTACCTGCAGTTCTACAACGAGAACGCCACCTACTCGGACCTGGTCACGGTCGAACTCTATGACGGCACCTACGGTCACACGCTGTGGCGCGGGACGCTGGCTCCCTACGAGTCGGTGCTCATGACCAATGAGGGCGAGTGGATCCGGTCGTCCTCCTCGGGCGGCCCTGTCGCCGACGGCGCACTCGGTCAGGGCAATGTGCAGCGGTTCATGGGCACGGGTGGAACGTGGACGGCACCGGCAGGCGCCAAGGTCGTCATCGTCGAGATGATCGGCGCTGGCGGCGGCGGTGGTGCAGGAGCCTCACTGGCATCCGCGACGGTGGCCAAGGGCGGTGCAGGAGGCGGCGGAGGCTGCTGGATGCGCGGCGTGTTCGACGTCGCTGACATCGGCACCTCGGTCGTGGTCACCTGCGGGACCGGCGGAACGGTGGGTGCCAGGGGCGCTGCAGGAGCAGCAGGCGGTGCCGGTGGTGTAGGCGGCAACACGACGTTCGGCTCCTTCCTGACGGCCTACGGAGGCGGTGGCGGGGCGGGTGGAAACAACGCCGGAGCCATCTCTGGCGGAGGAGGCGGTGGTGGAGGCCTTGGTGCTGGAGGCACGGGTTCCTCCTCGGCAGGAACAGGCGGTCTTCCGACGGCTGGATCGGCAGGAGTCTCGTGCCAGGGCGTGACGGGAAGCGTGGCCGTATCGACCACGCAGAACGCCATTGACGGTGGCGGTGGTGGAGCGGGAAGTGCCAACCCGCCCGTCGCATCCTCGCTGGGCGGATCGTCCATGCGCGGTGGTGGTGGCGGTGGATCGGGTGGTCACCACTCGGCGACTCCGGCCAACGTGTCCGGTGGTGCGGGTGGAAAGGCCGGTGGTCTGTTCGTTCCCGGTGGTGGTGGCGCGTACGGAACTGACTCCACGACCGGTGCCGCGGGTGCGGGTACAGCGGGATCGGCAGCCACGTCAGCAGTCGGCGGGTCCGGCGGCGGTGGAGGCGGCACGACGACGTTCGCCAGCGCAGCAGGTGGCGATGGTGGCAATGGTGGCGTCGGCGGCGGTGGCGGCGGTGGTGGAGGCGTCGGCATGAACCCCGGACTGGGAGGCAATGGCGGGGCAGGCGGAGCCGGCATCTGCATCGTCTACTCGTACTAGGCCATGCCTGCGTACCTGTCCAGCTCGATCCTGAGGATCAAGAGCTGGTTCTCCGAGCTGCTGGATCCAACGGCATGGCTGGACCCGGACCTGTTCTTCTACGTTCCTCCGGCGGTCAACGAGTCCTGGGGAATGCTGGCTGAGCTGCCTGCCGTGGTCGCTTCAGGCGGGACGATCATCGACGATGGCCAGTACCGGACCCATGTGTTCTCTGCCGTGGGCTCCAACACGTTCACGCTCACCTCGAGGGCTCCGGCCACCATTCCGTTCGAGTACCTGGTCGTGGGTGGAGGCGGTGGCGGAGGATCCTGCTTCCAGCAGTCCACCGGTGGTGGTGGAGGCGGAAGGGTGCTGACGGGCATCGACACCCTGTCACCGGGGTCGTTCGGCATCACTGTGGGCGCTGGAGGACTCAACGACGGTAGCGGCAACGCCCCGGGCGGCTCCTCGGTCTTCAATGCTCACACGGCAGCGGGCGGAGGCATGGCCGGCCTGGCCGGAGCAGGAGGGAATGGAGCCTCGGGTGGTGGCGGAGGCGGCGGGTACGGAGGCACGGTCGCCGGAGGCACGGGCACGGGAGGCTTCAACGGAGGAACGGGCAACGGCTCCACCGTGGATGGCAACCTGGTCTCCGGCGGCGGTGGCGGCGGGGCCGGTGCTGTGGGGACGGCCGGCTCGACCTCCAACGGTGGAGTGGGTGGAGCAGGAGTGGTTTCCAGCCTGCTGGGCGTGCCTTTGCTGTTCGGCTCGGGCGGAGGCGGAGGCAAGCGGGGCACGGGAACTCCGGGCTCAGCGTCCAGTGGGGCTGGGCGTGGTTCGCTGGCCAACAACGGCATCCCAGGCATGAATGGCCGTGGTGGCGGAGGAGGTGGTTCCGGTTCGGACTCGGCAGCCAGCTGGAGCCCGGTCACAGGCCTTGGAGGAAGCGGACTCGTAGCGATCCGCTACCCCTACATCTCGATTCCTCCGAAACTGCCGGTACTGGACTCCCTGGTCACGCACTTAGACGCCTCCAAGCCGCTGTCGGCGGCGGCCAACGAGTGGACGGACATCTCCGGCAACAACCGGCATGCGCTCACGTCCACGGACACAGGAGCCCCGGCGTTCGCGGCCACTGCCGGCGGGGTGATCACCCTCGATGATGCCGAGTTCATGAGGCTGCCCGGCATCTCCGTGCTGACTCGCTTCACCATCGAGGTGTGGGTGAAGCCCGTCAGCCTGCCGGCGAACAACGGAGCATTCGTCTCGGACTACTACCCGAGCTACGTGAACTATGCGATCAACTACAACGGGGTGTCCGGGCAGGTGATCTCCGGATTCTACAACGGTGCGTGGTACCAGACTCCGACGGTGACGGTGGCTGCGGGCAGCTGGTACCAGCTCGTGCTCACCTACGACGGAGCGAACCTCAGCCTGTACAAGAACAACGCGGCCCCGGTGCAGTCAGCATGCACGGCGACACCGGCGTCCTCTGCTGCTGAGGTGCGCATCGGCCGGCGCTGGGACAACCCGGACTATGCCCCGGGCGACTACGGCATCGTGCGGATCTACTCCCGTGCCCTGACGGCAGCTGAGGTGGCCCAGAACTGGAACGCGTCACGCGCCCGGTTCGGCCTGTGACAGCGAGAGGATGAGCCCATGGCCATTGACTTCCCGAACAGCCCCACCGACGGGCAGGTGTACACCGTCGGCGGCCGGTCGTGGATCTACTCAACGGCCAATGGTGTGTGGACGGCGAACTTCAGCAGCCAACTGGCGTTCATCACCCCGCTCGAGAGGGGCAACATCGTCGCGGCGGCGCCTTCGGCGACCAACCATCTGGACGTGAACACCTCGGCCGTGTGGTATCACACGGTCAACTGCTCGGCGAACTGGACGACGAACTTCCGTGGCAGCTCGGGGCAGTCGCTGGACTCGCTGATGGCTGTCGGTGACGTCCTCACGGTGACGCATCTGGTCACCAACGGGGCCACTCCGTATTACCCGAGCGCCCACACGATCGACGGCTCGGCCAAGACGCCCAAGTGGGTGGGCGGCACGGCTCCTACGAGTGGGGATGCCAGTGCGATCAACCTGTACGGCTACACGATCATCAAGACGGCGGCGGCGACGTTCACGCTGCTAGCCTCAGTGCTCAAGATCGTCTAAGGAGACCAGATGACTGACCAGGCAGTAGAGCAGGCACCCGAGCCCACTGAGGCCCAGGTGGTGGAGATCGCACGGCGCATTGGCGTGCCGGACGTCGTGATGATCGACGGCCTGCGCCAGCAGGTGAGCGTGCTCAACGACGAGGTGGTGCGCCTGCGCATCGAGATCGACTTCGCCAATGGCGTGATCGGCTCCCTGCAGCACACCATCGAGCACATGGCCGCGGGCACGCCGGCCGAGCACGTGCATGAGGAGTTCGCCACGTGATCTGAGGGCAATCATGTCCATCCCTTGGGAGAATGAACCCATGATGGCTCGGGGCGTGGAACTGCCGTGGAAGATCTTCGGTCGGCGCATCAGGCCGTTCTCCTTCGCGATCATGTTCACCACCACCGTCGTGGGCATCCAGTACCTGGGCCTGCACACCGGGCCGGGCAGCGCGGTGGCCGACTGGTTCACCGGCGGGTTCGCCTTCACCGCGACGGGCCTGCTGCTGCTGGGCTGGGTGCTGAAGAACGATGACATCCACGACTGGGGCCTGCTGATCGCGGCAGGCGTGTGGGGCTCACGAGCCTCGCTGTACCTGCTGGAGCAGGGGGCCACGTCCTTGAGCGTGTACTTCTCCGTCGGCTGGTTCATCGGGATCATCGGCGCCTACGCGCTGGAGCGCTTCGACCACAAGTGGCACTGGCACTTGGCGTACGGAGATGAGTGACAGCCAATGGTCGCTTGTCATCGGTGCCGCGATCGTCATCATCACCCGGCTGGTCGATGTCCTGCTTCCTGAGGGCTACATCGCTCGGATCACCGAGAAGTACCTGAAGAAGAAGCCGAAGGACGATCAGCCCGAGGAGGAGTAGTGGCCATCCACGGGTACGTCTGCCTGTCGAAGGACTACTGGCCGGTGAAGGACAAGTACATCCGCCTGTGGGACATCGGCCTGGACTGGGCGCACATGAACCCGGCGAGGGGCGTCTACGACTTCAGCGTGCTCGAGGCGGTGCTGAGTGCCCATCCGGGAACGAACTTCATGCTGACGCTGTCGGGGACTCCGCAGTGGGCGGCGACGAATCCGGCCGAGACGGGCTGGGCGTCGTGGATCGGCCCGGCATCCAACTCCCCGCCGAAGGACCTGGTGGACTGGGACAACTTCCTGGTGGCGGTGGTGACGGCGGCAAGGGGCCGCATCTCCAGCTATCAGATCTGGAACGAGCCGACTGCGGTGCCGTTCTGGAAGGACATCGCCACGATCGACCGGCTTGGGGTGATGACGCTGCGGGCCAAGACGATCATCAAGGCCCGGGCACCGAAGGCCTCGATCGTGAGTGCCCCGGTGCTGCCCCGCAACTCCACGCTCGGCGTGCCGGGGATGAACCGTGGCAGCAAGTACCTGCAGGCCCTGAAGCACTACGACTGGCCGGTGGACATCCATACCGCTCACATCTACCCGGAGATCGGCTTCATGCCGGCGCGGTGGCGCTACTACGTGCAGGACTGGAAGGACGAGCTGAAGCGGCTGGCGGCACCGAACTGCCCGCTGTGGGTGACGGAGACGACGTACAACCTGCTGGGCGGTGCGATGCCGGATGCGGCGATCGCTCAGCGCATCCCGGCGACGGACCAGGCGGCCAACGACCTGTCCGTGGCACGGGTCTACTGGTACGCCTACGGGGTGCACGGCGACCCGAGCGTGCTGGGCATCCCGTTCCAGTCGACCGGCGCGGGGACCACGACCCTGGCGAAGTTCCAGTGAGCGTGTCGTGTCACATCCAGTCACATAATCAGAGAGGATGACCATCATGAACTGGTTCGCCGATCGCGAGCATCGCAAGTACCTGTACGGCATCTCGGTGGTGCTGATCCCGTTGCTGGTGGCCTACGGGGCCATCTCGAGCAACATGGCCCCGCTGTGGATCGCCGTCGTCGGTGCGATCCTGACGCCGACGCTCGCGTTGAACAACCTCACACCGCCCGACAAGGAGACCAAGTGACGACAGTGAAGATCGTGTCCGGGGTAGACCCGGAGGACACCCCGATCGCGAAGGAAGGCACCGGCAAGTTCATCGACCAGGCGGTCCAGGACGACGAGGCGGTGGAGGGCTGATGGCTCCGAAGTACCTCAAGCGAACCGTGGCCGAGGTCATGGCGTTCAGCCGTGGCCAGATCGCCCACCCCACCCGGTCGTGGCGTGGCATGTGCCAGTCGCACTGCCGCAGCGCCTACGGGGTGCCGGCATGGGCGCCGAGCGCGATCAGCGCGTGGAACAAGATCCCCCGCCAGCACAAGCACGTGGGTGGCTCGCCGTCGCAGGCGCCTCGAGGCGCACTGCTGTACTACTCGGGCGGGCAGTTCGGGCACGTGGCGATCGCGGCTGGCATCAAGACGCACGACAAGTGCCTGAGCAACGACTACGTGCGCCAGGGCAAGATCGACTACGCCCCTCGCACGTTCCCGCGGTGGGGCCTGAAGTACCTGGGGTGGTCCGCGTGGACGCCGTACGGGGAGCTCAACGTCAGCGCCTGAGGTACGGGCACCCGGACCTGTCAGCCCGTAGCCTTGTGGTGTTGCCAACGAAAGGTCCTCCATGCCCTCCGATCGCCGGCCCAATCGCTGGGGTGATGCTGCTCTTGTGGGCGGGGCGATAGCAGCCACGGGTGGCGGGATCATGGCTCACGCCTCGAGCATGCCCAAGGGCCAGCCGTACGACCCGACGAAGCTGTACGGCAAGCCGCAGGCCCCGAAGGCGAAGGCCGGTGCCACTCGAGCCCGCACGAGGATGAAGCAGATGCACGACATCCTCGACGAGGACACCCGGCACAACCTGGGCAAGCCGGTCGGTGCCCCCGTGCAGTACCGGATGGGCCCGGAGCAGATGAACGCCCAGCGCCAGCGGATCAAGGACGCCGACGAGCATCACCGCCAGACGGCGATCCGGGATGCCGAGGGCAGGGCCAAGGACGCCACGATGCTGGCTGGGGACGCCATCCGGCGCAAGCGCGTGCGGGTGAAGCGGGTGGGTGCCGGCGTGCTCGGTGCCGGTGCCTCCCTCGGGGTGCTCGGTGCGGTGATGGCGGAGCGACGCAAGGCGGGGCCTAAGAAGCCGCGGCAGATGGAAGCCCCTCCAGCGCAGGCCCCTTCACATCGCCCGCTGCGGGACTACCGTGCGATGACCAGCCAGGGCGGCCTGCTGCAGGACAAGGACGGGATGTCCAGGCGTCCGTCACCCACGGCCAGTCGTGACTGGCTCAAGGCGAATGATCGGAAGAGCGCATGAGCGAGATGACCACCCGTCGTGAGGGATCGGTCCGGGATACCTCGGCGCCGGATGCGGAGGCCTTGAAGGAGGCCGAGGAAGCCAGTCCGTTCATGGAGCTCGGCTCCACGGGCCTGAAGCGGGCCGCCGGCTACATCGACGAGGAGTTCCTCCCGCAGCTGCGTGGCCGCAAGGCCGTCCAGGTGTTCAAGGAGATGAGCGAGAACGATCCGCTGGTGGGCTCGCTGCTGTTCACGATCGACCGGCTGCTGCGCAACGTGGAGTGGAAGGTCGTCCCGGCGGGCAAGACGAGGGAGGACGCGGATGCCGCGACCTTCGTCGAGGAGTGCATGCAGGACATGTCGCACACGTGGAGCGACTTCATCTCCGAGGTGCTGACGTCCAACGTCTACGGCTGGTCCTGGCACGAGATCGTGTACAAGCGCCGTGTCGGCCAGTGGACGCGGGACTCCAAGACGCGCTCGAAGTTCTCCGACGGCCTGATCGGCTGGCGCAAGATGCCGATCCGCGCCCAGGAGACGCTGCTGCGCTGGAACTTCGATGAGACCGGTGACGTGCGGGCGCTGGTGCAGCTGGCCCCGCCGACGTACAAGACGGCGACGCTGCCGATCGAGCGCTCGCTGCTGTTCCGGTACCGCCAGACGAAGGGCAACCCCGAGGGCGTCAGCATGCTGCGCAACGCCTACCGCCCGTGGTTCATGAAGAAGCGCCTCGAGGAGTTCGAGGCGATCGGCGTCGAGCGGGACCTCGCGGGACTCCCGATCGTGAAGATCCCTGCGGAGATGCTGCGTGCGAAAGCGGGCACCGAGAATGCGAAGACCGTCGAAGCGTTCAAGAAGATGGTCAAGAGCGTCAGGAGGGATGAGCAAGAGGGCATCGTCTTCCCGATGGCTTATGACCAGGACACCAAACAGCCCCTATACAGCTTCGAGCTACTCGGCTCAGGGGGTGGGCGAGCCTTCAGTACTGACGCCATTATCAAGCGGTACGAGGAACGTATCCTGATGACGGTGCTGGCCGACTTCATCCTGGTCGGCCACCAGAGTGTGGGCTCGTACTCCCTGCACACCGACAAGACGGGCATCTTCCGGACGTCGCTGAACTCGATCGCGAACAACATCGCCGACGTGCTCAACCGGCACGCCCTGCCGCGGCTGTTCATGGCGAACGGCTGGCGGCCGGAGGCCCTGCCGACGATCGTGCCGACGGACGTGGACTCCCCGGACATCAGCCAGCTGGCGCAGTTCATGGCGGCCTTGGCGGGCACCGGGGTCAACTGGTTCCCCGACGGTGACCTGGAGAACTTCATCCGGGAGGCTGCTCGCCTGCCGCAGCTGGACAAGGACGCGATCGAGCGTCGCCGGCAGATGCAGCAGCGCACGGAGGCCACGGCCTTCGCGCAGATCAACACCGAGTACATCCAGGCTCAGCAGGAGGTGATGATGGCGCGGATGGGCCAGCTGCCCACTAGTGCCATGCAGCCGGCCATCTCCGATGCCCAGTCCGCCGAGCAGCAGGCGGTGGATGGCGAGCAGCAGCAGGCCGCACAGGAGCGCGAGGACGTTCAGGCGCAGGAGCAGGCTGAGCTCGAGGGCGCCAAGGATGCCGAGGGCCAGATGCGCGAGGACGCCCAGCAGGGCGAGCAGTACGAGCGCGAGGACACTCATCGTGCGGAGGACCGCGAGCACGAGATGGCCCAGCGCAAGCTGGACGCCAAGGAGAAGAGCAAGGCCAAGCCGAAGGGGAAGTCCCGTGCAAAATGAGGACCTGCGCGAGATGGCCTACCGCACGGCGGTGGGTGCCTGCTCGCTGGCGACCCAGAACCGCTGGTACGACATGCAGACTCTTGTGGGCCTGTTCCTGAACGAGGCTGATGAGCAGAAGGTGACTCACGAGGAGGCGATGGTGATCCTCCTGCATGCCACGATCGGCCTGACGCTCCATGTGGCGAAGAAGCATGTCGGTGATGCGACGGAGTACTTCGACTCCCTCGCGGTGCAGATGGCGCAGCGGCCGTGAGCCAGTCCAAGCGGGAGCAGCGCCGAGCGGCTACGGGCAACCTGGCCGCCGGTGGCGCCTTGATCGGTGCGGCTTCTGGCGGCAATGCGCTGCTCGAGCGGGACCTGAGGCGCTCAGGGCGTCCGAAGGTCGTCCGGGCACTGCGGCAGAAGAAGCTGGGGTGGGTGCACGCCCGTCGTGTGGGAGGCAAGATCGCCACGACGGCGGCACGCACGACGGGCATCCCGCTGGCGGCCTATGGGGCGTACAACCTGCTGAAGCCGGACACGGAGGTCCATCGGGTGAACATGGACCGGGACGTGGTCCGACCGGTGCTGCGCAACGCGACGATGGCGCAGGCGGCGGACAAGCGACGCGAGGCCATGGCCAAGGCCGACCTGCAGGTCTCCGAGCGCAAGAAGCTGGTCCATCACAAGAAGATCGGCCGGGACCTGTCGCTGGCCTCGGGCACGATGGGCCTGACGGCCCTGGCCCTGCGTGGGCCTCGAGCGGCGAACTATGTGGCCCGCAAGGTGCCGAAGGCCGCCAATGGCCGCCTGGTGCGTCGCCTGGCGCAGATGGAGCCGCATGCCACGGCTGCCTCGGATGCCCTGGTCCCGATGGCGATCGGCACGGGTGCGGTGGGCTCGTTCAACTACGCCGCCCAGCAGAAGCTGGAGGCCAAGCAGCAGAAGCTGAAGAACCCCGAGGTGGTCAAGAAGGACCGCTTCCTGCGCACGCACTCCCAGAACATCTCCACGGATGCCGAGCGCGGCTACCGGGACCTCAAGCACCGTCGCAACGTCGACGTAGGCATGGGCACCGGCAACGGCACGGTGGCTGGCCTTGCCGGGATCATGGGCGCGAAGTCCGGCGTGAAGCCCGGCAACCGGCTGGCGACGACGGCGTACATGGCCGGTGGCCTGATGGCCGGCATCGAAGCGTCCAACAACGTCCGCAGCGCTCGTGGCATGCAGCGCCGGATGAACAAGATCAAGGCGAAGGCCTACCAGCGGGCCGCTGTCGGCGAGCTGGGCCGGGACCGGGTCGCCAAGTCGTTGGTGAACATCCCCGGTGAGGGTGCTGTCTTCCGGTCGGCGTCGAGCGTGCCGAAGAGGCTGCTGCGCAATGCTCCGTCGCATGCGTCGCTGGGTGGGGTGAGCGCGAAGAACAAGCGGATCTCCCGCAAGGTGAGCGAGGGACTGCGTGCCGTGAGGGCGATGGTGGACAGTCCGAGCGAGTTGACGGCCGGTACGACGTTCCAGCGCAAGCCGGTCAAGCACATGGTCGGCGGCCACGAGGTGTCGCGGTTCATCGACAAGGATCCCGGCAGCCTGGTCGGCGGGTACTTCCCGGCGGGGTTGAAGCCGGGCCAGTCGCAGCGGCATGCGGATGCGATCGTCTTCCACCCCAAGCGCAGTCCGATGGGGGTCCGCGGTCTGGCCGATGACATGAAGAACCACGAGCTGGCGCATGTGAGGCGCCGCAAGCCGCTGTCGGCGGTGGTGCGGACCATCTCGAATCCGACGAAGGGGCTGGCGGACGAGGCCCGGGCGAATCAGGCGATGCGACCGAAGAACCGCAGGTACTCCGCCTACGAGCGGGCGGGAACCGCGTCGAACACCCGTTACGGCGCGACCCGGTTGCGTGCGGATCTGCGGGCGTCAGGCCTGTCGGAGGCCTATCGCGGGCTAGACGACAACTCCGTGCGGCGGTACCGGGAGGTCAGGGCCGAACTGGACCGCAAGGGCGTGGGCAAGGCTCTGCTGCGCATCCCGAAGATCAACTACACCCGCAGGATCGGCGCGGGACTGACCACACCGAGGCCTCGTGTTGGAGGCCTGACCCGCTCGCCGAGTGGGAAGATCAGCACACGCCACGGCTCCATGCCGGGCACACGCAGCTAGGGAGTGCTCATGAGCGTCATGGATGTCTTCGTCGATGTCATGAAGGCAGACGAGGCTGCTGGCTGCGCCTTCATCGATGCGGTGGTCTACGACTACCTGACGGACTACGCCAAGATCGTCGAGAAGGACATCACCGGCCTGTACTCGCTGGTGAACCTCGACCGCATCCAGGTCGCCAAGCGGCAGCTGGGGCGCTCGTACGTGGAGATGATCGTCGGCGGCCAGTACCCCAGCGACGAGATCCAGAAGGCCGCGGAGTATCTGGCGGGGCTGGAGCAGTACGTGGTCAGCGCCCAGACGGTGTCCAAGGACTTCGAGTGGTTCAACATGAACGGCACGCAGCGCCAGGTGGACGTGGAGCGCGATGCGAAGGGCCAGTTCGCCCGGAAGATCTCCAGCACCTCCCGCACGGACCTCAAGGGCATCGACAAGCCTGCTGACAGCAAGCAGGTGGCTCCGTCGGTGCGCAACTCCCTGAAGACCGATGCGAGCATCCTCACCGATGACAAGAAGTCGTCGGAGCGGGAGAGGCTCGAGCGAGTGCAGAGCCAGCACGAGCAGACCATCCGCGTGGCTGGGGAGTTCAAGGACGCCCTGCGCGGGGTGGATCCGAACAAGGTCGACGTGACGATGATGATCGCCACGGACAATGGCGACATCGTGTCCCGCACGGCCAGGCTGTCCGACTTCGGCAACGAGACGGTTCCGGTCAAGGTGGCGGCGAACGAGACCGTCTTCGCCATGAGCGTGGCTCCGGCGGCCGGTGCCGGCGAGGACGTGCGCAACAAGGTCGGCACGTACAACCTGCTGGGTGCTCGCGGCGGTGCGGCCCTGGCGTCGATGTCGACGGTGGACCCGGCGCGGCTGAAGGAGCTGCAGTCGAACCTGCAGATGGGCTCGAACCCCGACCAGTCGAAGCTGACCCGCTTCTTCGGCCAGCTGCAGTCCGGCGGCAACGTCCTGTCGCAGGTGACCGGGCAGGACAAGCTGGGGCAGACGGCGGCGTTCATCGGCTCGGTGGGCCCGCAGGCGGAGCAGGTGCTCGGCCCGTACGCCCAGCGTGCCGCCTACCGCTACCGGGGCACGGAGACGACTCCTGACGAGCAGCTGGTGGGCCAGTTCAAGCAGATCGACCAGATGGAGCGTGCGGGGATCACTCCCACGCAGGCGGACACCCCGGTGGAGGGCTTCGACATCGCTGCCCGCAAGAAGGGCCTGTCCGGTGACGCCCTGGCGATGCAGGTGCGTGGTGACGTGGCCAGCGCCGAGCTGGCGCGGACCCTGCCCCGGGACCCGATGGTGGCGCGGCTGAGCGAGCTGTCCGGCCAGATCCTTCCCAGCCAGGGCGTGCTCATCAACGCCCAGGGCAAGATCGTCAGCCAGTCGGTGGGCTTCACCGACGACCACTACCTGCCGTTCGACCTGAAGAACCTCGGATCGCTGCGGGGTGGCCAGTACGCCCGCACCCGCATGTCCGGTGGCCTGACGGGCGAGGACATCTACGCGGCGGTGACGATGGGTGCCCGCAACGTGCAGGTCATCAGCCCGAGTGGGGTGTTCACCCTGGAGATGGCCCCGGACTTCCGCGGTGCCCGCGGGAACTCCGACAAGGCCCGCGACATGGACGACCGGTACCTGAAGATCCTGGATGCGGTGGCGAACTCCGGGGAGTACCTGGTGGACGTCTCCCCGCAGGAGAAGTCGAGGATTCGGGCGGGGATCAGGGACGCCGGCCTGAAGGGCGATGATGCGCTCGCGGCGTACAGCGAGCGGGTGGACCGTGCCCGCCAGGACGCCTCGCGCATCACGAACGAGGATGAGGCAGCCGCGTCGGCGAAGGTCCTCGCGGAGATGGGCTACACCGCGGAGAAGCCTCCGCGTGGCGTGGCGGCCCGGGCCTACGAGGAGAACCTCGAGGATGAGATCCAGCGGGTGGCCTCGACGAAGGCGAACAAGCTGCGCCTGAACGGCGAGGGGTACGCGGTGGCGCTGCAGACGCTGCAGCAGCAGTTCCCGTACTTCATCCGCCGGGTGGGCGTGCGTGACCTGAACACGTTCGTGAACGAGGGCGGCCCGTCGCTGCGCGGGGAGATGCCCAAGGGGCGCACGTTTACCGAGGATCGCGGCTACACCAAGCCCGGTGCGCTGCGGGCTCAGGGGATCAAGGCCGGGTTCTACGACCGTGGCACCCCGCAGCTGCAGAACAAGCCGCGTACGGGTCAGGCCTCGGCTCCGAAGGAGGAGGCTCCGGAGACCCCGAAGCCGGCCGCTGAGGGTGCTGCGGCCCCGACCGATACCAAGGACGTCCCTCCGGCCGCCCCGGTGGCGCTGAACTCCCGGATGGAGAAGAAGCGGGCGCAGCTGCATGAGACGGTGATGGCCCAGCAGACGCAGCTGAAGAACGAGCTGGCGGCGATCAACGTCAATGACGAGGCGACGGAGGGCCTGTCGTTCGATGAGGCTGCCCAGGCGTCCCCGGTGAACTTCGCGGGCTGGCTGATGAGCCAGAACCTTAAGACGATGAACGAGATCTTCTCCGACCGCGGCAAGGCGCTGCTGGCCGCTCGAGCACTGGGTGACCCGAAGGCGGTGCAGGGCGCGTTCAAGCAGGCGATCAATACCACGAACGGCAACGAGAAGGACTGGATCGAGGCGGAGAACGAGATCGCCGGCCATAAGGGCGCTGCAGCGATGCAGTGGGTGTCGGATACCGCGGCTGATGTCGCTGATGGCCTGATCCTCGCGGGCGGCCCGTTCGTGTCGGGCTCTGACCCGTTCCACGGGGCGAAGGCCACGGACCTTCCGGTGCCGCAGGCGTACCCGGGCATCGACCGGATCCAGACCGGCGCCCAGGTGCTGGACGCCTACAAGCAGGAGCCGAAGCCGATCGCGGACATGGCCCGCGAGCTGGTGACCTCCGATGACGGCACCCAGTACCGCTCGCTGGTGGAGATGAACAACCAGGTGGTCGAGCGTGTCAAGGCGCTCAAGGCGGTGGCCGATGCCAAGAGGGCGATGGACCCGGACACCACGAACGACAACGTCTTCGACGTGGTGAACCAGAAGGCCATGATGACGGCCTTCGAGTACGGGTCGTTGACGCAGGACGACTACGGCATGGTGAACCTGCCGAAGGATGCCGACATCCCCGGCCTGATCCGCAACTTCCCGGCTGAGGAGGAGGCAGCGGCACTGCAGCGTGCATGGTCGCTGGCGATGACCACGAGGCTGGTCAATGCCTTCGATGCTGGGGAGGCAGTCCCAAAAGGGGACGACCGGATCGTGAAGGCGGCGAATCCGGTCCGAGTCGAGGTCCTGTCCAAGTCCCACCCGCTGTCCAAGGCAGTGGCGCGGCGGGCGGCGCAAGGCCTGCCGTTCGTCCCGCACAGGACGGGGCGGGTCCTGACCGGGCAGGGGTTCAGGCTGCGATAGGCCGCATCTTCGCGATGGTCGGGCTGGCCCCGGTCAAGCAGCAGGTGATGGAGCTGGCGCAGTCGGCTGAGGTCGATCAGGATCGCAAGCGCCAGGGCCTTCCGGTGTCGAACAAGACGATGCACCTGGTGATGTCGGGTGCCCCGGGCACGGGCAAGACGACGGTGGCAAGGGACATCGGCCGGCTGTACCACGCCCTCGGACTGGTGGACAAGGATCCGGCGACGGATGAGGGCTTCCGGGAGATCTCCGGGCCTGACCTGATTGCCCGGTACAAGGGCCAGTCGGGGGCGAAGGTCCGCGCCCTGTTCGAGGGGGACGAGAAGACCGGCGACGGCGGCATGATCGGCGGCGTCATCTTCATCGATGAGGCCTACTCGATGGTGTCGGGCGACAACGACGAGTACGGCCAGCAGGCCGTGGCCGAGCTGCTGCGCCAGGCGGAGAACCACCGGGACAACACGGTGGTCATCCTCGCGGGGTACGGCCCGGAGATGGACACTCTGCTGAACTCGAACACGGGCATGCGCCGGCGCTTCCCGACGACGCTGAACTTCCCTGAGCTGAGCCTGGATGACCGGTTCGAGGTGATGCAGGGCCTGACCCGGGAGGGCAAGTACACGATCGGGTCGGGCAAGAAGGCCACCGAGGTGCGTCATGCGATGGTGGATGCCTTGCAGTACACGGGCGCGGGCAACGCCGGTGACGTGCGGAACCTGTTCGAGAAGATCGAGACGGCCCAGCGGGTGCGCCTGGCGAACCAGAAGACCTCGCAGGGCAAGCCGCTGACCAAGCGTGACCTGTCCACGATCACCACTGGTGACGTGAAGGCCGGCATGAACGCCTACATCGTCACGGGCAACGTGAAGGATCCGATCAAGGGCCGCCTGGTGCCGACGAGCCGGAAGAAGAAGGTCGCTTCGTGACCCGGTGGTGGGCGGACGCCGACCAGTCGCGGGCGGTGCTGGCGCTGGTGGACGACTCCGATCTCGAGCAGGGCGTGGGTACGGCGGTACTCGGGTACCACGGCATCGCTTCGTCGGCGCTGGAGCGGTTGAGCCGTCACACCCTGGTGGATGTGGCACGGGTGCACCAGGTGCTTGACGATGTGGACCTCGAGCCGGTGGCGAAAGCGCTGGGTGAGGCCACCCGGCCTGTCCTGGGGGCCGCTTCGGGCCGCTACGGGCAGTTGCTGGCCTCGAACCTGCACCAGCAGGCCGTGGACGCCACGGAGCGCCTGCTGCTGTCCCTGACGAACACGGGGATGCCGTGGCCGACGGCGATCGAGCGGGTGGCCTCGGTGCACGGGGTGCCGGCGGACAGGCTCGGGAAGGCCTACGGTGATCTGGGGAAGCCTGCGCTTGCCCCGACCGTGCGTGCGGACATCGGTGATCGCGTCCTGATGGAGTTCGCCTCGCATGTGGCTCGCCGGGAGAGCACCCCGATGCCGATGGTCTCCAAGTCGATGGATGAGGAGTTCGACCCGGACGAGCATCCGCGGGATGGTCGCGGCCGGTTCGCCCATGCCCCGGAGCGCGGTACGCCCTCCAGCGCCTTCGAGGCCCGGGAGGCCCGGCGCAAGCGCAAGGCCGCGGTGAACATCCGGCGGCAGAAGGCCCAGCGCTCCCAGCGGCAGGCGCCCGGTGGCCTGGCGGATCTGGCTGCGGCGATCCGGCACCAGTTCGGTGCCTCGCAGCAGGCTGAGCAGGAGCCGGTCACCGAGCAGTTGGGGAGCAAGCGTGCGGATCGGTTGAACGCCCGCAGGTCCCAGCGCATCGCGGAGGCCAAGGGCCAGCGCAAGCTGCG